CCACCAGCGGTCAAGCCGGTGATTGATCCAGTGCCGTTAATAGTGATTGCCATGATCAGACGATGACCCAGGATTGACCGGATGGAATAGTGACGGTCACGCCGCTATTGATCGTGACAGGTCCAGCACTCATGGCGTTTTTGCCTGTGCTCAAAGTGTAGTTGGTGGTCACAGTCTGACTGTTTTCGTAGAACACGTCATCAGTGCCGCCGCCCGTTGCACCACCACCTGCTGCAGACCAGCTCAGCGTGCCTGCACCATCGCTAACCAACGCATAACCGGCAACCGTTGCATCAGTTGCAGGCAATGTCCAAGTGATATTGGTGGCAATGCTTGCCGGACCTTGAAAGGCCACCCAGTTGCTGCCATTAGCGGTTGCCTCGCCAAACCGCACATCGGTCTGGTTATCCATCAGCAGGTTGCCAGTCAGCGTGCCACCTGTGGTCGGCAGGCCACCGCTCACCGTGGATGCAATCGTGATGCTGCCTGATCCGTTGGTGATGCTGATGCCACTGCCAGCTGTCAGCGTCGATTTGGCAAGCGTGTTGCCGGTGCTGTTGCCGATCAGCAGCTGACCATCGGTGTAGGTGGTTTGGCCGGTGCCGCCATCTGCAACGCCAAGCGTGCCCGTGATGCTGCTAGCGCCCAGGTCAACAGCCAGCTCCGTTGATTCGATCACCAAGCCGCCATTGGCCTTCAGATCAGCGGAGAAACTGGTGCCGACCAGATCAAGACCATCGCCTGCGGTGTAGGTGGTGTCAGTGCTGGCAATGCTGATGCTGCCATTGCCGTTCGTGATGCTGACGTTGGTTCCAGCCGTAAGCGTTGCCTTTGCCAGCGTGCCATCGGTCTTGCCGATCAGGAGCTGCCCATCTGTATAGGTGGTCTGCCCGGTGCCGCCGTAGCCGGTGCCAATGGTGCTGCCCTGCCACACGCCGGTGCCAATAGTTCCGACGCTGGTCAGGCTGCTGCTAACAACCGCACTGCCAAGGCTGGTGGCGTCCAGCACTTTGGTGCCAGCGATGCGGTATTCCTTGGCGCTTGTGATGTTGACGTGTTCGCTAAACGTCCAAGCGTCAGTGGCATCTATCCAGCTGATTGTCTTATCGGTGGTGCCTTTGAGCGTGATGCCACCACCGTCAGCTGTTACGTCCGATGGCGTTGCGACCTTGCCGATGACAATATTCTTGTCTTCAACATCCAAGGTCTGAGTGTTGATAATCGTCTCGGTGCCATTGACCGTCAGATCGCCTTGAATGATGACGTTGTTGTCAAACGTTGCAGCACCCGTAACGTCCAGCGTGCCAGGCACATCAATGTTGCTAGTCCACTCAACGCCAGTGCCAGCCGCATCGGTCTGCAGTAGTTGCCGTGCAGTGCCATCAGCCAGCTTGCTGACCGCGATCTCAGCTGCTGCAGCAATGTCGGCGTTGACGATCGGATAGGCGCTCAGCTTTGAACCAGGGATATATGCAAGCGAAGTCCAAGCAGTTGACCCATCGCCAACCTTCCAATACCCCGTATCAGATTCGTAGCCAAGCTCACCAGCCAGCAGTGTTGGATTGGCGGCAGTCCAGTTGGCAGCAGTATCGCGGCGCTGCTTTTGAAGGGCGGTAAGCGTGACGGTCATGTCGCTCCTGGCGGGCTAATAATGTTGTCCCGAGCAGGCGTTGCAGCTGCTCCACCTCCTTCAAGGATATAGGCTCTCGCTGGACTCGCTGGTGCCAGCTCACCGTCAATAATCAGATCACCAGTGTCTATTGCAATCGTCTGAAGTTCAACCTCGACCGTAAAACGGTCATAGGAGACATCTGTAATCTTAGGTTCGCTTAAATAGCGCCAAGCAAAATCACTTAACAGAGGAACCGGCGGGTTTGTGTAATCACCCCAAATCTCGGCTGACAGAAAGAAAATCTCGTATGTGCCTTTGCGATCAAAATAATGTGCCTTGATTAGATTCATGTCGCTCTCTGTCAAATACGAGAACGACAGGCTCAGGCTCTGTCCAAACCTGCGATTGCCACGCCTAAAGCCAACCTGAACACCACTGAGACTCTGCTGCCGCGCAATAGGCAAATCACCAGGCGTATAAATCCGGGTCGTTGGTGCCAGCGCAGGAAACGTCGTCATCGTTAAGCCAGCACGCTTTCTAGCTCAATGCTCACGTTAAAGCGCCCTGGGGTATTTGGTTCAACTGAAAACGACCCGGCATAACGCCAGCTGTAATCAACCGCGCTTATGGGAACAGATGAGTAGCCAGCCCAAACCTCTGAAGGCAGATCAAAATCAATCAATGTGCCCTGCTGAGTTTCGTAGTGATCGTAGATCAGCTGCAGACTTGCCTCTGTGATTGCCTGATACGTCAAACTTAAACGCTGCCCCACACGCTTGGTGTTCTGCAGAAATCGAACACTGACACCGCTGGTTCCTGTGTACTCAAGCTGTGGGTAATTACCCAGAGACAGCGAGCGAGCGTTTGGCGTAAGTGCTGGGAAGGTCGCCATCAGATCACCTCAAACGTGCCGTTCACAACCTCATCACTAATTCTGGCGATGCTGCTGCCGTCAACTGGGAAATGCATGGCATCAATGCTGCTGGTCCCATCGCTTTCATGCTTGATTGCCGTGATCTGATACCAGTCCGTCTCGGTGCGGTTATCACCACGGCTGCTGATGCGTTGACGAGTGACGCGGATAATTTGCGTCGGCAACAACCCAGAAGTCAGCAACGGCGTTTGAAAGCTGATGCTATGAGTCGAGAGCGTCCGCCGTGCCAGTTCATATTTGCCGTAGACCGCGGCATGGGCTGCGCTTGTGCAAATGTCCGTTAGATCAAACTGCTCGGTTGGGGCGTCGTTATCGGTTGCTGGATAGCGCACTGTAGTAGTCCGCTGCATCCCAATGACGGTTGGCTCAGCCTCACGCCACAGCAATGAGATGTTGACCGCACGGCGCTCATCAGCATCGTTGTAACTCTTGCTGAAGCTGCCAGGCAAGATCTCATCTTCGGTGAATGTGGCAGCAGGCGTTAGGGCTGTCACGTCAATTTGATTGGCGCCAGTCAACGGCAACAGCGGCTGCAGACTGTAGCGCCCATTGCTTGAGATAAACGACAGCAGGAAATAGGGCGCCAGCTTGCCGATGTATTCAATGATATTGACGGATTGATCCAAAACACCATTGCACAGCAACCCTAGATTGGTGCAGAACGTCGCTAACGCTTGCAGGTTTGATGTGTCAATCGGCATTGAGATGCTGGCCGTCGCTGCGCCATCAGCACGCTTGATCTGCGTGAAGAGATACATCGCAAGATCAACAAACTGATTACTAGCGCCGGTTGCATAGACGCCGCCAACCAGCCCGCCGCTATAGAGATCAACGCTGATGCCGTTTTCGTAGAAAGTTGAGATCTGCTTGGTGGTTGTCGGATAAGAGCCTTCGCTTGGCGGATCGTAGATATTGCCCTCAATTTCCAAATAAGTAATGTCTGCAAATACCGTAAAGTCCGCTGATGATGGCGGGCTAGTCGGATCTGAATATGGACTGACGTGGTTTTCAATTTGCACGCCTTCTAGCGTGCCAGTGCTTGCCGGATTAGAAAGATTGACTTGATTGTTGATTGTTCCCTGCGTCCAACTAATAGCAAGCGGACCTTGAACGCCCAAAGCTGATGTCCAGAAATTAGGATCAGGCGCTAAATAGCCGCTAAGCGGAAAATAGACAATTGTGCCAACTGTATGCCCACCGATAAGCGTTGAGCCACTTATCACTCCGTTATAGACCAAGCTGGTTGTGGCGGGGGTTGTTATACCCAAATAGCTAAGGACAGCAGCCGTAACGTCAACCCCTGTCTCGGTATTAAACACCGTGATATTTGACCAGAATATTTGAAGAACTGAGTTTGAAGTGTCTCCGGTTCCTCTTGTAATGTATGCCAGCTTGACGTATTGATCCCGGCCATCTGGCGTGTAATCAACACAAGCGTCATCGCTTAACAATGGCGACAGGTAAGAATAGGTATCAACACCGCAGAAAACGTTGCCGCTAGTAATTGGGCAGGCATTAGTATTTGCCGCTAGTGCCGCAGCTGTTGAGTAGTAATGCGTGAGCGTGAAACTTGACGAATTAGGCAGCAGCAAAAGACTACGGTTTCCAGTCCATGTGAAGTTCTTCACCGGGCTGCCAACCATTTGCCCTTGGGAGATCACATATAAAAAGCTGCCAACAAAATCATTTGAGCCAGTCTTGATCAATGCGGGCTGCACCCATGTCCCGCCGACACCGCCGACACGCTTACAAAAAACAACCGGCACCGTATCGCCAGCACTGGCAACGGTTTGCTGCTTATCCAGATCAGGCTGTGGCTTTTTGCTTTTGCCAGGCGCCGCATCATTGCGAACCGCTGTTGTGCCAATCTGCGCCTTAGGTTGCGGTGTCGCGCCAAAATCAGCCATCAGCCTTGACTCCTGTATTTGGCAAGCGCCTGTGCAAAGACCATAGGCGGCACAACAAAGCTGCCACCGTCAAAGGTCACAACGCAACAATCGTCTTTCAGCTGCTTACCATCGGGCGTTTCGCAAATCACCATGTCATTCACCACCTTCATCACCACGCCTTCATGCGTGCCATGGTCGGCGCACGTGACCTTAAGGTTGATGCCGATCACTTGCTCGGTCATAGCCCGACGTTGCGAATCAGCATGTCTGCTGTGATTTTACGGGTTGGCACCTGCGGCTTCAATTTATTGATAGCCGGGTTGACGGTCCAGCTGATCGCATCATCGTTCACGCTTGCGCCTTCAATGCTGCCGATATAACGACTGATCAGCTGTGCGCTTGCAGCATGAAACGCATCTTCGCCAGCATCTTGGATGTAAAGCGACGCAATCACCAAATTGTCCGCTGCCATCGCAGCATCTGTAACGTCAACCAGATCGCCAGTGGCTGCTGCGTTGATGGTCAGATCATTGATGCTGCCACCCATGCTTGAGCCAAAGCCGCTCACGTCAAACGCCAAATAGATATAAACACCAGTCGCATTGGCATCAACGCTTAAGGTCTGCGCCACCTGGTAGAAGTTCTGCCATTGCCGCGTTGGCGTGCGGTTGCCGGAGCCATCAACCACGTTGGTGCGGTCGGCGTAATACTCGAGAAAGCACATGATGTCGTATTGAGCCATCAGACCAGTCCCAACTGCGTGCGGACGTTGCCATCACGGCGGATCAAGTCAAGCGTCTGCTGAATGCCAGCCTGAACAGCTTTACCCATATCCTGCGTAGTCACATAATTCGTGCCATTCATCTGTGTTACTGGTCCGGTCTGGATGCTGACGTTTGCGCTACTTGGCGCAACATAAC